TCAGGCCACGACTTTCAAGTTCTAAAGCATATCCAATTGGGTCAACTTTTTCTTGATAGTTGTAATCTGTCTTGGAGGTCTTGTCGATAAGGATAATTAATCGAGCATCTTTGTCTTTTTGACTAATTTGCCAGATATTACTATCGAAGAAGTAAGTGTAAGTTTGGTCATTTATAAGAACCCTATAAGTTCCCTCACCTTCATTGTTTACTAATCCTTCAAGTTCACCTTGTATGGACAATTGTGTCTGATGACAATTTCGACCTGTTTCGTGATTTGCTAACCAAGAAACATTTACTTCTTGACCGACCCTTGGTAAGAGTTGAGCTTGTATTAGCTTTTTGTTACCATCCGTCCTTAGAACGTAAGGGGCTTTGAATTGTTTGATCTCTTGGACTTTGTTTCCAAAGTACAAAGAATCACATCCTAATTCAGACATAAGAATTTCTCCTATTGGTTTAATTGGTTTTCAATTTTCAAGTTTCTGAGATTTTACTCTCAATCCTATTATAATATAATTAATTAGATTTGTCAAGTATCAATTTTTTTAGGATTAATTTTTTAGGGGGTTGACTTCTTAAATCTATTATGATATAATTAAAATGTTCACAAACAAATCAAACCAACATGAGAGATTCATTTTCTTTTCTTTCAAAACTTCTGGCTTTGACTTCTAGTTCAAACAAGAATGAAAAAGCCGCGGCTCAACAAAAGCTAGAGCAACTTCTTAAAAAGTACGGAATTACTTTGAACCAACTTGAACAAAAAGTGAAAGAAGGTATCGAAGACCCAAGTTTGAAAGAAGCTATTAATTGGACTTGGAAAGACGCAAACGGATTTGAACATTTCACAAGAGTCAAACCACATGAACAGATCATTGTTTCAGCTTGCGTAAACTTTTTTAATGGTCGTTTAGTTATCGGCAATTCTTACAAAGGAAAATGCTTTGACATTTTTGCAACCAAAGGCAACAAAATTCAAATTGATCTTTACGCCGAATATTTGATCGAAGCGTGTGAACGCGCTTTGAAAGATGAACGCAAAGGAGTTCGCGGCGGATTCGATGCGACATTCAATTCAAGTTTCAAAAAGGCTTGGGCTTGGAAAGTTCAATCACGTCTTGGCGAAATGAAAGCGCAAGAAGAAAAAGAAGGACGCCGAGAAATGAAGCAAGGCAAAAGAATCAATCTCAGCGCGATTAGAGTTCGCGGAAAGAATGAGATTGAAGATTCAAAAGCGCTTGCCTTACGCGATCAAAAATATCCTAAGTTAGGAACAGGTCGCGGATTTACTTCGGGCGGTTCAGGTTCACGCGCAGGCAGTAGCGCAGGCGCAAGGGCAGGGCTAGGCCGACAGGTTGCAAGTACAAGACAAAGAAGACTTGCAGGCTCTTGATAATATCGCCCCCAGAAATGGGGGTTTTCTTTTAGGGGTTGACAAGTTTATTTAATTCTATTATAATTAATTTGTACGAAACAAATCAAACCAATGGAAAAAGAATTTATTGTCTGGGGCGTAGCACCAAACGAAACTGAAGAACAAGTTCTTTACACAAAATGCACCAATCTTGATATGGCTAACAAATGCGCGGCTTATCTTGAAAAAGAAAAAGGTTGTACTGAAACAAGAGTTCAAGTAATTGACTTTACAAAACAGCCTGATTTCACAAACATATTTAATTAGGAGAAAAATGTTCAAACCTTATACAGTTCCCGCCGATCACAAAGACTTTCAGGTCGGCGATCAGGCGCACATCACTCTTTATACAGATACAAACCCTTACACGGTTATCGAAAGAAAAGGTAAGCGTATCAAGTTACAAAGAGCAAACGCCAAACTTGACCCAACTTGGAAACCAGAAATGATTGCAGGCGGATTCGCAGGCCATTGCACAAATAACAGGGAGCAAAGATGGATTATCACAGAAAATCCTGACGGCGAAATCACAGAAGGTTATCTTGGCAACGACAATCAATGGTATGAAACAGGAAGCAACAGGCGAACCATAATCGGCCAAGGTTACGTCAAGTTTTACGATTACAATTACTAGGGGGTTGACACCCTCTATTAATTATATTATAATTAAATTGTTCTAAACCAATCAAACAAATGACAACAGCAACAAAACAAACAGTTGAAACTCTTGCTCAAGAGTATTGCGAAAAGATCACAGAATCACACGCTGAATGGATAAAAAAAGTTCGCATTAATTTAGACAAAGGGGAAAAACAGCCTTGGGTGTTTGATGAAAATGGCAATTACAAACCAGAAGAAAACGCCCCATATTGGACATACATCATCGGCAGAAAGTATTTGAAGGTTGTATCAATGGAATGGGAGGACGAAGCCAAGTATCAAAAATTCAACGCCGCCCCCGCAGGCTATCAGCCAAACAATGTTCACGCTTTCGTTGATAAAAAAACAGGCGATGTATTTCTTCCCGCAAGTTGGAACGCCCCCGCTAAAGGCGCAAGATTCAATCTTTTTGAAAACAAAGAAGCATTGTTTGAAGGAGTTATGCGCAGACCACACGGCGGTTATTTATACCGCTAAACAAACAGCCCCGAAAGGGGCTTTTTGCTAGGTACAAACATAAGCAAGCAAAATTACAAGCACCTCTCAGGCGATTCTGAGGGGGCTTTTTTATTAGATTTGCGGAAATTCTGGCGTATAGTCTACATACCAATTTTTAATCCCTTTTTCTTTTGCAATATCATTTGCGTTTTCAATATCTTCAATTATTCCTTGTCTAAACTCTTTTGCTTCCGCTGATTCATTCGGTTCGCCCTTGATTCCAAGAACAACTTCATTCATTATTGTTTGCATCCTTTTTGCCGATAACAATGCTTTTTACCTCATTCAAGGTTATTCTAGTATATATACAATCTTTTTTAAAGCTATGCCCTATCACACAGGAACAAAAAAAAAGAAAAAAAAGAAAGGAGGTAAAAAATAATGGCTAAAGGATTTTTTGAAAAATTGAACGATATGAAAGGTTCAACGGCAAAACCAAAGCCAAAGAAGTCAAAACCTAAACCAGAAAAAGAGTAATGACCCGCAGACGCTTCCGAAAAGTTGCAAAGGACAAAAAGACGGGTGTTCCTAAAAAGTACCTTTCAGGGGCGAAGAATAAAAGTGCAAAGGCGGCAGAAATCAAAAGAACTTCTGAAGCCTATAAACGCGGCGAAACTTTAGATATTAAAGCTATTCAAAAATCAAGAGTTAATCAAGATGGCACCAAAAAGAAAACCACTAAGCGAAAGCGTAAAAAAAAGTCTTAAGAAAAAGGCAGAAGGAACCCGCTTCACTTATGGTCAATTAGCGAAAGTTTATAGACGCGGCCAAGGTGCGTATCTTTCTGGCGGTTCGAGAAATGTTTCGATGGCGGCTTGGGCGATGGGTCGCGTAAATAGTTTTGTATCAGGAAAAGGCGGCGCAAGAAAAGCTGATGCTGATTTATTAAGAAAAAAATGAAACTTACAACCCGTCAAAAAAATACATTAAAAAGGCATCAGGAAACACACGGCCACACAAAGGCGCATATGGATTATATGAAGCGGAAGATGCGCGAAGGAATGAGTTTTACGGATGCTCACAGGCTCGCTATGAGGAACAAAGGTAAATGAGTATCAAAAGAGGCGGGCATACATTTGAACGCGTTGACAGACCGATTAGAACGCCAAACCATCCAAGCGGTAAATCTCATGCTGTTGTTATAAAAAAAGGCGATGGCTATAGATTGATTCGTTTCGGGATGCAAGGCGCAAAAACAAAGCCGCCCAGAAAAGGAGAATCAGAAGCAGATAAAGCAAAAAGAAAAAGTTTTAAAGCTAGACACGCAAAAAATATTGCTAAAGGTAAAACAAGCGCGGCGTATTGGGCTGACAAAACGAAGTGGTCTTGATAAGATAGAAAAAATTTAACCCTGCGGGTTTATGTCAGACGAACAAATTCAGGAGTCCGCGACTTCTGAACCACAAACAAACGCGAGAGAACAAGAACTTCTAAACAGAATTGAAGCACTTGATCGAAAGAATAAAGAAATATTAGAAGAAAAACGGAAATTCAGTAAAGTCGAAAAAACGTTGCAAACTTTACCTGATGGCGTAGATGTTCAGGCTTTAATTGAATTTAAAAACAAAGCGGAGCAACAAAAACTTGAAGAACAAGGAAACTACAAAGAAGCAATTCAAAAAAGCGAAGAACAGTTCCGAGAGCGAAGCGCCGCCAAAGACAAAGAAATCGAAGAACTCAAAGCAAGGGTTCGAGAGTTGGAACTTATTTCCCCCGCCATACAAGCCTTGGCGGAAGTAACACACAACCCAAAACTTGTACACGATAACTTTTTAAAAGGACGTATTGAACTGAAGGACGGGAAGCCTGTTGTTGTTGATGGTTATGAACGTCACAATGTTACAGAATGGGCAAAAACTTCTTTATCAAAAGATCACGCTTATTTGTTAAAAAATCAGCCCGCAACAGGTTCAGGAGCGCCGGTTGCTAGAACTGGCGGAACTCAAGTGAACACAGGCGAATTTGACCCTGAATTGATGCGCAGATTGGCAAACGGCGAACATACTGTAGAACATGAAATATTTAAAAAATACGGCAGGGAAGGTTGGCAACGTGCAAAAGAGCTTGCAAAGAATTACAAATAACAGAAATAGGGTTAAGATGTAAGTAACAATTCAAAGCTGCGCTGAGAATGTTAGGGCTGCGCCCATACCGTTAATTATTTTTATAGGAGTCTATCTATGGCGGTTTTACGCTCAGATATTGTAATTCCTGAAATTTTTACGCCATACGTTATCGAACAGACAACGCAACGCGATGCTTTCTTGGCAAGCGGTGTGGTTCAGCCTATGGCGGAGCTTAATGCTACTGAGGGAGGAGATTTTGTTAAGGTTCCTTTCTTCTCAGCAAACCTTTCAGGAGATTTTGAAGTTCTTTCCGATTCTTCATCTTTAACACCCGGCAAAATTTCAACCGATCAGCAAATCGGCGTTGTATTACATAGGGGTCGTGCATTTGAGTCAAGAGACTTAGCTGCTCTAGCTTCTGGCGCTGACCCAATGGCTGCAATCGGTCAGAAAATCGGTGCTTATATAGCAAACCAAAGACAAAAAGATTTATTTTCTTGTCTCTCAGGTGTATTTGGTTCAATCAATGCAAACGATAGTAATTCAGCTTTCTTTGGCTTAACTATTGATTCTGAATCAGGCGATAGCCCAACAGCGCTTTCTCCTCGTCATATTGCAAAAGCAAGAGCTTTACTTGGAGATCAAGGCGATAAGTTAACAGCTTTAGCAATGCACTCAAAAGTGTATTACGACCTTGTTGAAAGAAATGCGATTGATCGTATTTATGACAACAATGGCGATGCTGATACAGCCGCAACTTCTGGTACAACTGCAAATGCTTTCGGTAGCCCAACAGTTCCAACATTTATGGGATTAAGAGTTATCGTTTCTGATGACGTTCCAACCACAGGTTCAGGCGCTTCAACTGAATATTCAACATACGCTTTCACAGCGGGTTCTGTTGCTTCAGGCGAACAGGCAGGGTTAACCACAGAGACAGATCGCGACATTCTCGCAAAGTCTGATGCTATGTCAATTGATTTACATTACACATATCATCCTGTCGGTTCTAAGTGGGCTGTTACTACAACAAACCCAACAAGAGCGCAACTTGAAACAGTAGGCAACTGGTCGAAGGTCTACGAAACAAAGAACTTAGGAATCTGTAGGATTACTAACGTATCTAATCAGGACTAGAGGTAATTAATTATGCCATCACAATTTGAAGCGGTTGCGGGTTCTGCACTTGGTTATTCTGACGATGACACAGGTTCAGTTACGCAAGCTACAAACAAGGGAACAGGAGTTACCCTTAATAAGCCTTCGGGTCTTATAACAATGAATGACGCGGCTCTTGCTGCGGCTGCTGAAGTTTCCTTTGCTGTTACAAACTCAACTTGTACTGCAAACGACAGCATCGTTGTTAATCATGTAAGTGCGGGAACAGCAGGCTCTTATTTAGCGCAAGCAAATACAGTTGCCGCGGGTTCTTTTGCAATCACAGTAACAAACGTTTCTGGCGGTTCTTTAGGCGAAGCCATTGTTCTTAAATATTGCATTATCAAAGGATAATGGGATTGTTTGCTTTTAAGCGAATAAGGGAAAAAGAAGCTGCCGTTGCGGTGGCTTCTATTCCTACTAAAACAAAAAAACGTAAATCAAAATCTAAGGTCGAAAATGGCGGTAACAATAGTCGCAACAGCAGGCAGCGCAACAGCAAATAGTTATTTGACGTTGACAGACGCAAACGCAATCATCGAAGGTTTAGTTGAAGATGATGACGTTACAGCGTGGTCTTCTGCAACCGATGACCAAAAAAACCGCGCCTTATATACAAGTACGATCAGAATTGATCGCGAAAGATTTCTTGGAGCAAGGGCAACAGATACGCAGGCTTTACAATGGCCGCGAACAGGAGTCAGAAAACCAGATACTTATGTAAATACATACGCTGTCGGATTTCCTTTTCGCATTTCAACAGATTATTTTACAGATACAGAAATTCCAGATCAGGTTAAAAGAGCGCAGGCAATATTGGCTGTTTATCTAAATAATAATAAAAATGGACTTGGCTTATCAGGCTTGGAGGATTATAAAAGAGTAGGAGTCGGCGGGGTTGCTGTTGAACCTGTATTCAGCGGTTCTGTCGGCGCTGATCGCGTTCCGCCATTATTTGAACGCTATTTCACAGGCTTGCGAATAAGTGGGCCGGGTAACATTTCAATCAAAAGGAGTTAATCAATGTACAACGCTGACCCAGATTACACACTTGGCGGGGAGCTAATCACAGACACAGCCGCACACACAGGCAGATTTAAAAGTATTTTTTTCAAAGAAGATACACAGATCAACACGGCTTCACATAACTATTCAGGAAATTCAATTGATTCTGAAACTTTTCTTGCGGGTCAAACTATTTATGGTTTATTTACAAGTATCACTTTATCAAGTGGCGCTTGCATTGCTTATAAAATCTAATGCCAAACTTCGCGAGCGCCGTTCAGAAAGCAATAAAAAATGTTGCTTCAATTCAAGGCTTTGGACAAGATGTAACAGTAAGAACTATTACTGCGGGTTCTTACAATACAACAACAGGCGTTATTTCTGAATCGAACAGCGATGCAACTGTCAAAGCTGTTTTTGAAGATGTAAATATGCGCGAAGTAAATGAACTTATTCAGGCGGAAGATAAAAAAATTACAATATCTGCGGGGGATGTTACGACAAAACCTACGACAAAAGATAAGGTTCTTATTTCAAATATTGTACATAATATTATTCGCGTCCTTACTAAAACATCAGGCGGAACCGATATTTCATACACCCTTTATTTAAGAACATGAGAAAAATACGGATTGACCAGATTGGCGATTATTCAGAAGAACAAATCAATACTTTGTTATCTGTTGCTGTATTAACGGGAGATCGTATTGTCAAAGAAGGCTCGCCTGTTGATACTGGAAGGCTTGCTGTTTCTTGGCAGATAGGAGAAAACGCAGAAAGCGGCGCACCCGCTAAAGAAGGCAAATATGGTTCATCAGGTAAAGGAACTGTTATTAGACCGCCCAAGCCTTTAAATTATCAACTAGGTAAAGAAAATTTTAGAAAAAAATATCATATTCACAATAATGTTCCATACGCTGAACCTGTTATGTTTGGAACAAGTTTGCCGCCGTCTTGGGGTGGTACATATAGAAGCAAACAGGGTTTGAAAGCAAAACATCTTGATTTATTGGCAAAAGAACTTGCAAATGAAATACAAGACCTTTACAAACAAATAAGGGGTAAATAATGGCCGCAGTAGATTTAAACACAGTAAGAGGAACAATCGAAGCAAGGGTCGCAACAGAACTTGCCAGTAGCCCCGCAATCCCTGTTGTTTTTCATAATATGTCGTTTGATAGTAGCGCCGTGACAACCTTTGTTCAATGCCTTACAACATTTGGCGAAAGTAATTATCTAACACTTGGAAATGCAAGCGGACAGAATCGCGTAAATGGAATTGTTGTCTTTAATATCTTTACACCGCAGGGAATAGGTTCAGGCGACAACTACACAATCGGCAAAAGGTTGCGGGATTTGTACAATCGAATTACAGTTTCTAATGTGATCTTTGATGCCCCGATTGGGCCGGAGGTCGTAGACAATCCAAATCCAGAGGGTCAATTCCAAACACAATTGCGAATGACTTTTGAAATTTTCGAGGAACTTTAATGGAAATTACAGAAAAAATGCTTGATGCAATCGAAGCTGTAAAAGGTCGCCGTGACCCCGCTTATTGGGATGGACGTTGTAAACGATACATGGA